AAAATAAACAATGTTACATTTACTACTTACAACGAACCCCCTTTACGAACACAAAGGCTTTTACTACACTCTCAACTGCTTTACTAAACGAGATGAGAGGTCTAAAACTAAAATGACTAATGTGTCGCTTTTTGGGAAAGAGGTTTACTTCAAGCATCTGTGGTTTGTCAAAGCAGCTCAATGGCTGTTCTACCCTAACCACGTTATCACAAAATGCAACCGTCGTAGCTATCCCAAACTTGACAAGGTTTGGTACGACTAATGAAAGGAGGCGAAAGCCTCTTTTTTTATTTACCATATTGATGCTATTACACCTAGTAAAGAAAAGATTACGCATATAGCGTTGTTAGTGTCTACTTGGTCGTAGTGGTTTATTTTATACACAAGGTCAGCTAACGTAAGCACAAAAATAACTCCGAAGCAGAAGCCTTGTATCATGCTGTAATATCGTTTAGGTAAACAGGTGCATTGCGTTGCTCAAACAAAGGCATACGCATTTCTAACTCAAAATGCTTAAACGCTGTATCACGCTTGCATTTCTTTTCCTTCATTATTTGCTTTAGTATTTTATCTAAGCTGTAAATAGCTCTAGGTCTAGCCTCGTGTGTTATGCCTAATAGACATTCGCCAAAATCGTTTAGTTGTAGTACGTTATACTCTTGTTGTTCTACAAATTCTACTTCTTTAATATCACTCATTTATATCGTCTTTTTGATCGGTTCGTTCTAGGACATCAGCAAACCAGCTTGGCTCTGTTCTAGGTTCGTTTATCTCAATTTTAGTTTCTACCATCTTAGGCATAAAGTATGGAAATAGTGACGCTAAAGCCTTTAGGTATTTTTCACCACTCGTCTCCCTGAGTAGTGCAAGCTCTTCTTCTATATGCTCTACCTGTCCGTCCATTATCTTAATAAATAACTCACGTCCTTCCTGTGTTATTTTGTTTGGCGTACCCTTTGGTCTTCCTTCAGGGTTTCCTGATTCTCCTTTAGTAAATGGCATTGTAATTTTTTTTGATAGTTTTTATATACTACATAGCTTACTAGAAGTATTAACAATATATTTAATAGGTGTGGGTGTGTATGTTCACCACATATACCTAAAGCATGATATATAAATTCTTCCATTGTTATCTATTGTTGTTTTCAATGTCCAGCTTGTTCTTGAAGTGTTGTATAATTTCTTCAGTCTTTTGCTTATAGTATTTTTTAAAGTCACCTCTCTCTCCGTCTTGCTTCCATAGTATATATAAAACATTCCTTAACCGTTGTGATTGTGATTTTGGTTCGTCATATACGTCTAGGTCAATATTATCTAGTTCCTCTATTTCGTCAGGATTCATTTTTTCTTCGCCTCTGAAATACAATATACCGAATTGGTCTAGCGTAGCATCTATATCCATAATCTCAGATGACGTTTTTTCCTGAGTTATAAATCGTAGACTTACACTTCTGTCTTTTCTACGAGTATATCCGTCAAGTATAGCAGGGCATAAAATCTTACTCATCGCAAGACGCTTCGTATGCTTTTTCTAATTCTTTCATGTAGCCTAGCATACACGAACCACATCGGCTTTTTTTCTTTTTAACGCCAAATACTCTATGGTATAAGTCTACTACGTATTGCATTTCACCTGCGTAGAGTCGTCCTCTGTCCATTGCAGGCTTTAGTATTTTTTCCCATTGGTCTTTGTCTCCATCTGTCATGGTTTTAGCGTATGGAAATCTTTTGTTTAACCAAGCCTTACGTTCTTCGCAGCCACAGTCATCACCAGCTACGGCTTTTACTACAGCTTTGATTCCTGTAGCCTCAGTTATCTTTTCTATTGTGTCGCCTAAACCCTTTGACTTTTTCTTTGATTTGTTCTTGTGCTTTTTTGAGGGCGTTGTAGAGGGTGCTTTTGCTGATTCCTGTTGCATTAGATAATGTTTTTAGTGAATGACTTTGTGTATAATATATTCTAAATACCTCTGCGTCAAACCAATCTATAGTAAGCAATATACTATTTATGTAGGCTATTAACTCAGTAGTATCGTATTCATTATCCACATCGTTTTCCTTATTAGCGAGCATAGCCAAAGGCAAGTTAACTATAGGCTCTCTGTGTTTTTTATACTTGTAGTAGAATCTAGTAGTTTTACTAAATCCACATATTGCCATTGTGCGACATATATAAGACATTAGCTCACCTTTTTCGCACATTGCTTGCAAATTAGGTCTGTCTTCTTCTAAATAAAATATAGCTAAATCGTGTACTAGGTCGTGTGCGTAATCTCTTACGTACCTACGTGCAACTCGTACTAACTCGTCGTAGTTATCTTCAAAGAATTTATGTACGCAAGTCATTAAATTTTTGCACGTATTCCTTTCTAAGTTCTATAATTTCTTGCGTGGAGAATTTGCGTGTAGTATTGCTTATTTGCAAAATCTTCATAGCTGTACCCTCTCCGTATACAGCATCTAATCTTTTACCAAACAACCATTGCTGACCGCCATTTGTTAAATTACAATGTTTGCATTGTGGCTGCACGTTAGTTAGTCCATTATCAGGATCGTATAACCACCTGGTGCTGTACTTTGCTCTACTTTGAAAATGTCCACAGTCACATTCGTATTTCCAATCTACTTTTTTTTGACAAGTAAAACATGATACGTTGCCGTTTACGTCAGCATTACTAAGCCTTACATATTGACTTAATGCTTGGTCTAGCTTTTTAATCTCTGTTGAGCGTTTAGGCATATAATAAGGTACAAAAAAAAGGAGGACTAAATGCCCTCCCTTTAAATCATACAAACACAATTATAAACAAATCAATGTTTACCACATATTATGAAGTTGCTAATATACAATTTTTTTCTTCTAATTTATTAATAGACTTAAAAATTTCGTAAGCTACCTGTGGTACTATAGCGTTCCCATATGCTTTTATGCTTTCTTTTCGCCACTTAGAAAAGGTGATGCCGTCCAATTCTTTGGAAATCCCATCATCTCTTCCACAAATAGAGGATTGAGTTGGGAAGATTTCCCAGTTTGGAATTTTATATAGTTCGGAAGTTGGTTCAAATGATTCTTGTGTCCTGTTTCCCTCGTCAAATGCTCCATTGAATTTGTGCCTTTTATGTCTCTTGCGCAAGGTGTTGGAATTAGTCCTGAATACTTTACTTGGCTTAGTAGACTTCCGTACTTCGTTCCGTTCTTGTAACCATTTTTTGCTACCCTCTTTCTCATTTTTTCGGGGGTTTCGTCCGTCATTACTGTTGTTGGAGTAAGCAATAAACCAAATTCTGTCTCGTCTGTGTGGAGCGTTTTTACCGCAAGCTGGAAGTAAGTACGGTGCGACTTCGTACCCTTCAGCTTCCAAGTCAGCGCACACTTGTTCGAAAACCATTCCCCCTGACCAATTAAGTAATCCCCTAACATTCTCGCCCACGACGTACTTCGGGGCAACCTCTCGAATAATTCTAAGCATTTCTTTCCACAGGTAGCGTTCATCTTCTGTTCCTTTTCTTTCTCCTGCTGTTGAGAAAGGCTGGCATGGGAATCCTCCTGTAATAATATCAATTCGTCCAAAGTAATCTGTCGCATCAAATGTTTTTATATCGTTATACAATTTAGACTTTGGAAAATGGTGTTTTAAAACTTTCTGTGCAAATGGTTCACATTCACAATGAAATACATTTTTCCAACCTGCCCATTCAGCAGCTAAATCAAAACCACCGATACCACTAAATAGTGATCCATGTGTCATTTTATTGAGTATGACGCAACCTTAGTAGTAGTGCCGTATCTATTTTTTACGTCTACCATTTCCGTATGTATGTTATACCCTTGCTCTTTTAAGTCAAATATGCGTGATGCTAACCTATAGATGCCTAAATCTCGCATAGCCTCTAGTGGTGTAATTTGCTTGTACTCGTTTAAGTACTCTAGTATTTTTTGTGTTTGTGTCATTTTATTTTTATTGGTATAGTTGTCAATCCACAACCATTCTTTTTTAATCATTATTGCCTAGTTTTTTTTTCAATCGTGAACCTAAGCCTTGTCCTTTACGTTGGTGTAAAGGTGTAGTATCTTCATTTAATACGTCGTGTAGTTTTTTGTATAGATTTAAAGGCTCTAGGTTTTCTACTTTTTCGAACCTTTGATTTTGTTCTTCTTCACGCAAGCGTTTCATTACCTCTGTCCTAACCTCACCTTCGTACTTACGTAAAAATTCCAGGATTTCTGCTGACTTTAAACGCTCAAATAATTTACCAAATTTTCCTTGACGCACCATATTAAAGCAAGCTCTAAGTTCTTCAAGTTTTAGCGTAGGGTGTTCTTCTAGTATAGACCTACAACAAAATTGCAATTCTTCGTCAGACGAAATAGTTTTGTTTGCGTCTACGTCTTTTATTAGCCTACCTACTTCAGTCATAATCCAACCCCTAACAATTTCAGGGTTATGTTTTACGGCTGTACGTATGTTTGTGCCTTCTACCCACGCTTCACGTGGCTTGACCATCAATGCACTATCCGTTAGTAACGAAATCGTTGACGGCATCAGGTGAGAAGTTACCTGCATTAAATCCTTTCTTGTCATGTTTATTTTGTTTATTTCTACGTTTCCATTGTCTAGCGCAAGCCTTCCAATCTTTTATTGGATTACCACCTTTAACTTTCCAACCTACGCTGTCGTACCAGTCTAAAAATTTCTGCGCCTCGTCCAAACTTAATTCTAATTCTTTAAAGTATTCCCATAGCTCATCAAAACTTCTAGGTTTACTTTTATTTGATTTAGGTAGTTGGTTATAGTTATTGTTTATAGTAGTCCTCACTTGAGTGTGGTTAGCTCCCTCACTAGACTGAGGTATGGTGTCGCACTCTATTGAGGTAGGCAACCTCATTAATCTACGGTTTACTCCATTTATAACTTTACGCTTTCTCTCTAGCTTATTCATTTGAACTAAACCACGTATAGCTTTTTCTATACCGCTTTCTGTTATACCTATAAGATTTGCTAAATGCTCGTTACTTACAAAACATTCTAGCTTGTTTTTAGAAAATGAATCTACTTCTATAAGTATAATTTTTTGCGTCCACGTTATTGTTTTATCTAAGTATAACGTAGCTGGAATCCATACGCCTTTAAATTGTCTAGCCATTGCATAAATGTAATGATAATAAAGTAGCTAAAACTACAATTAAAATCGTAATCATTTTATACTGCGTACTATCAGGGTTTTGTATCATAACTCCCTTATACTTTTTACGTCTTCTATACGCACCTTAATCATTTCAATAATTTGATCTATAGGCTCACCACTCCACTTCTGAAGTTCAGGTAGATACATAAAAAATTGTCTAGGGTTAGAGTTATACCACCTATTGACAGTATTTTTTCCTAGTCCTAAAGCGTCATTTAATTTGGCGTGAGTGCCAAAATGCACCTTAATAAATGCCCCCATTGACTTCATCAGCTAACTCTTTTTTAGTTTTTAAAATTTCTTTTGCGTAACGCTTTACTCTAGTAAAGTATGCGTCCATAGGTTCGTAGTCTAAAGCACCAGTTGCTTTTAAAGCACACTCTATAGACCACTCTATATCTTTACCATCAATAGACATATATATACTATCGTTATACCTATCGTTATACATATTTTGTAATGACTTTACGTCTTGTTCTTCTACGAACTTTTGCCCCATTTTACTCATAATTAAAAAGGTAAATCGTTATCAGTTGGCATAGGTACTTCCATGTCTCTAGTAGCCTCTGCTGCTTGCATATCTTCTTTAGTCCACTTTTGAGGCTGTTGACCTTTATAACCATCGTATGGCGTTTCTACTATTCTGTCACGCATTAGCAAAAGCTGTCTAGCATAACGCTCAACTTCCGTTAGATCTTTTAGTGAACCAAGACCAATTACTGCTGTATTAACTGCCCATGATGCCTCAATACGTTTTGTAGTTTCGTCTTTGTTTAGTGGCACTTTTTCAGGTGTACCTGTCCAAAATCCTTCTTGACGTTTTCTTACAGCACCCCAAACAAAGTCATCTTTACGTCCACGTTCTTCGACAACTACTTCGTCGCCAGCTTTAAATGGTGCTTCCTGAGTTTTGTGGTTAGCGTTAATACTACTTCCGTCTGTAAACGTGTAGTCAAATTTGTACAATAAGCCATTTTTACTTTCATACGTTCCTGCACCTTGTATAGATGCAACCTTTCTTAGAGTTTCACTTTTCATTAATTAAAGTTTATATATTTAGTTTCTTCTGATAAATTTTTGCAAGTTATAAATAAAGGCGTACTTACTCTAGGTAGTTTTTTACCATACCTATAACCTATCCAATGTTTATATTCTTCTTTAGTAAGCAAGTCGTCATTTACTAATTCGTCTACTTCTTTATTTTGTAGACAATATTGTAACGATAAATGATTACGACAACCTTGATTGCCCCAATACGTTACGTCTTCTATAGTTTTATTGTGCTTGCCTGAGTTAGCGTAGTAATGTATAAAACCATACGTGCTACCCCAGCCTACCCATTCGCCATCTACCCTAGCTGTCACTACTTTGTCGTAGTTTTTTGCTAAATCGTAGTCAGTTAAACCTGTAGTTTTTAGTACGCAACCATTTACGTCTATGGATTCTCCTTTTACTGTTACAGGATTACCGAAGTAATCTCTTAAATCTTTTGATAATGACATGATATAAAAATTAAAGGGAGCAAAGACTTTTGTAAACGAAAAAGTTAATATGATTGTGTTTGCTTCGCTCCCTATAAATAAAAAAAGAGGACGTATGTCCTCTAATTTATTACGATAATGATTTTAAAATTATGTGAAGTACTTCAGTTGGTGTGTTAAACTCACCTATAACTTGCCTTTCTTCTAAGTCGTAAATTTCCTTTTGTATAAAATAAGTATTTACTTCTTCGTTGTCTATATTATTGTTTATACTATTAGGAGTATAAATTGCAATATAACCGTCAGCTAAGTTAATAGCCATACTTCTACAAGTATCGTTATGCCAAGAAGTATCCTCTACTTCTATTTTATTTTCTTTAAGCACCTCTTCTAATTCTTTATATTTAGAATTTGAATAAGCGTCTAAATAGGCTTGTCCGTAATATTCGACAGGATTGACTTTAAAACGTCCTGTCTCGTCAAGGTTAGGGTTTTGAATAAGTGTACCCTGAAACTCAAATGTTAAACTTTCCATTGTGTTTATTGATTTATTTGATACAAATATAATGTATTTAATCTATATAAACAAATAGGCACAAAAAAAGGAGTAACCATGTCAGTACTCCCTTAATTGCTAGGTGTGGAAAATGAAAATCAAAATACCATTCTTTAAGCGTCACACTTACACCTAGAGGTTAGAAAGGATATTTAAATATACTAATCTTTTTCTAAAAAAGATAAACATAAAGGTAGTATTCCTATAAAACATAATACAACGCCTTGCCATGTTATTGTACCTCCCATAGCAGCTAAAGCGTATGTAACAATAGCACCACCTATAGTACGTTTAGATGACCACCTTTTTAGATCACCTTTACCTTTAAATACTTCAGTAAGGTCAAACTTACTAAGCATAGAAATTATTTGTTTTTGCATTCTTCTTTGCAATCTTTGTCACAAGTATTTTTACCTAATACTATAGCATTAAATACACGCTTTATAACGTCTAGTATTTCGTCATCTTTTTTTGTAGCAGTTAACGCTGTGTACGTGCTACCTAAGGTGATAAGAGCTAAAATAAGCTCTACCCAATGTTCACT